AGAAGAATATTTTATGTTGATGTAGGTAACTTACCTAAAGTAAAAGCAGAATCTTATTTAAGAGATGTTATGGCAAGATATAGAAACAAACTTGTCTATGACGCTTCTACTGGTGAGATTAGAGATGACAGAAAACATATGTCTATGCTCGAAGATTTTTGGTTACCTCGTAGAGAAGGTGCAAAAGGTACTGAAGTTTCTACACTTGCAGGTGGTCAAAATCTTGGCGAGATTGCAGACGTACAATATTTTCAAAAGAAGTTATACAAATCTCTCAATGTTCCTATCTCTAGAATGGAATCAGAAAACGGTTTCAATATGGGTAGAGCAGCTGAGATTACAAGAGACGAACTTAAATTTACTAAGTTTGTTCAAAGATTAAGAAAAAGATTCACTCAATTATTTCATGATGTATTAAAAACACAATTAGTTCTAAAAGGTATTATGACTATTGAAGATTGGTCTAGTATTAAAGAACATATACAGTATGATTATTTAAGAGATGGATATTTTTCTGAGTTAAAAAACGCAGAAATATTAAGAGAAAGATTAAATCTTGCAAATGAAGTAAGTCCTTATGTCGGTAAATACTTTTCTGTCGAATACGTTAGAAAGAATGTATTAAGACAAAGTGATGAAGATATTATCGAGATAGATGGTCAGATTCGAAACGAGATTAAACAAGGTATTATTGCTGCTCCTGAAGGACAAGATATGCAGGATGATAACGAGGATACCGATATAAATATAGGAGATAATTAATTATGTCAAATGATAATGTAAAAACAATGGTTGATTCACTTGCAGACGGTGATAATATTGCCGCTCAAGACGCATTTAAAAGTGCTTTATCTGATAAGATAGGTAGTGCTTTAGATGATAAAAGAATGACTGTTGCAAATGATTGGTTGAACGCAGCTCATGAAACAGAGGATTTAGAACAAAATGCTCAGTTGAGTGATAAACCTCAAGATGAAGAACCTGTTGAACAGGATTCTCCTGAACAATCTATTGAAATAGATAATGATGAGGAATCAAATGAACAGCCTGACGTTTCAGAAGTTTAAAACTGAAGTAAATGAGCGCAGGTATATTGGACCTGAAGGAACTAAAGAGTTTAAGAAATTATCTCCGAAGTTAAAATCAGCAGTTCGAGATGTTTACAGCATGATTGATAAAGCACCTGATCCTCTTTTAGGTAAGATTGAAGGTATTATTAATCAGGTGGCAAGAAAACAAGGGGTCAAAGTATCTGATATAGAAGATTATTTTGATAACGAAACAATAAAGTAAGGAAAACAAAATGGCAATTAGTACAAGAACACTTAAAGATACAGCGTTATCATCTGGTGGCGGTGCTCAAGGTGGTAAAGTTACTGTTCTGGTAAATATGGATGATAACACTACTGCTAACTCAAACATACTTGACGCAAGTGGTTTAGCAGGTCACGCTAATGGTGCAAAACTAGATATCACTAGAATATGGTGGCAGTTAGTGCAAGGTACTGCTGATGACAATACAGGTCATGTACAGATACAATTTAAAGGTGCGTCATCTGATACTGTGGCAATTCAACTTGCTGGAACAGGACACTATGATGGCACAGCTGGTAAAATTGAAAACAACGCAACAAATACTGGTGCAACTTCAGGAGACCTAGAGTTAAGTGCTTTTGGAACTTCTGGTAGTGTAATTATCGAGTTAAGAAAAGACGAAGCATTTACTGCATAGGATTTTCTATGACAATTACGAACACTAAGGTTGTTGATACCACTTCGAAGTACATAGTGCAATCGAAGGGTATCGGTAACGAAGAAGATCAAATCGTGGTTGACGCTGAAAAATTAACGAGTGGTAATAACGAATCAAAAATAAATTTGATTGAATGTTATTATCAGATTAAAGGCACAGGAACTTTAAAGTTTAGTGCTGAAAGTGAAACAGATGATTTGAGTTTAACTGGTAATGGTAAATATGGTTTACGACCAGATCAGTTAAAATTTGGAAATGATAAACAAATAAAACTAACAACTGATTCGAATGTTGAAAGTTATTTGTTGATTACAGAATTTAGGAGAAACTAAAATGGCAGATGTAGTTACATCACAAACTATTGTAGATACAGTTGGTGTTAAAACAGTTATGAAGTTCACTAATATTAGTGATGGTTCTGGCGAAACACTTGTAACAAAAATGGATGCTAGTGCTTTGAATTTTATGTCAGAGAACGCAGAAAGAGTTTTAGCAAAAATATATTGGGCTGTAAATACTACAAATGGTAAATCTGGTGTAGAATTATTATGGGCAGGTAGTGGAACAAGTGCTGCTAATGCAACGATAGGATTTTTCTCAGGCACAGGTTTTCATGATTACTTTGTTGCTGGTAATAGTATACCTAATAACGCAACATTAACAGCAAACACATCTCCAGCAGGTGATATATTATTATCAACAAAAGGGTTTGTGTCGGGAGATAACTATACAATAATCTTAGAAATAAGATAATTAAAAAAGAGAAGGTGGAGAAATGAAACTAATTACAGAAACAATCGAAGATGTCCAAGTCTTGACCGAAGAAAAAAACGGCAAGAAAGATTACAAAATTAAGGGTGTCTTTATGCAGGCAGATATCAAGAACCGTAATGGTCGAGTTTATCCTGTCGAAACTTTAGCAAGAGAAGTAAGAAGATATACAAAAGAGTTTATTGATAAAAGAAGAGCTTTTGGTGAGTTAGGACATCCTGACGGACCAACTGTGAATCTCGAAAGAGTTTCACACATGATTACTAGTTTAAAATCTGAAGGTAAAAACTTCATTGGCGAAGCGAAAATCATGGATACACCATATGGTAAAATCGTTAAGAATCTTATTGACGAAGGTGCTGTATTAGGTGTATCATCTAGAGGTATGGGATCTATACAACAATCACAAGGACGTAATCTTGTGGGTAAAGATTTCTATCTTGCAACCGCGGCTGATATAGTCGCAGACCCCTCAGCGCCTGACGCTTTCGTAGAAGGTATAATGGAAGGCAAAGAGTGGGTATGGGACAACGGAGTGCTGAAAAGTATGGAAGTTGAACTATATAAAGAAGAAATCGAAAAAACTAAACGTCATGAATTGGCAACAGTTAAAGCAGATATCTTCAAAGACTTCATCAAGAAATTATAAACCTACGGGACTTTGTTGAAAAGCGTAGGGTTTAAGATGGTAGTTTGTATAAATAATAGTAAGAAAAAAATTAATTAATTTTTAATAAGGAGAGACCGAATGTCTGAAACCGAAGTAAAAAAAGAGTTAGACGAAGTGGCGAACGCTGCAAATAAAGATGCAGCTCCTGCTGAACCTACTCACCTTAAAAATGACGGAGAAGATTTGGGCAAGGCAGTAGTTAAACCTACTGATCCTGATGGCCAAACAGCTGCGGACAAGGTAAAAAAAGTATCAGACCAGGTTAATAAAGACGCAAAGGATGGATCTTTACCAAAAGACCAAAAACCTGCGAGCATGAAAGAAGAAGAAGCTGAAATCGAAGGCGAAGAAATTGCTGAAGATAAAGAAGAATCTACTGAAATGAATATTGACCTATCTGATGATGTTAAAGCATTAGTTTCAACAGACGCAGACCTTTCTGAAGAATTTAAAGAAAAGGCTGCAACAATCTTTGAGACTGCTGTTAAGACAAGAATACAAGAACAGGTTAAAGTACTTGAGGCTCAGTATGAGAAAAAACTTTCAAACGAAACTGAAACAATAAAAGAAGCGATGACTGAAAAAGTTGATTCGTATCTAAACTATGTTGTTGAAGAATGGATGAAAGAAAATGAACTCGCAGTAGAAAGAGGTATTCGTACCGAAATCGCTGAAGATTTCATTACTGGTCTTAAATCTTTATTCAAAGAACATTACATTGATGTTCCAGAAGAAAAGTACAATGTGCTTGACGACTTAACAAATCAAACAAAAGACTTAGAATCAAAACTTAACGAACAGATTGAAAAGAATGTAAATCTAACTAAGGAAGTTTCTGAGTTAAATAAGAGAGAAACAATCGCTGAAGTATCTGAAGATTTAACAGATACAGAAACAGAGAAGTTTATCTCTATGGCTGAGAATGTTGAGTTCGATAGTGCTGAAAAGTTTAAGGAAAAATTAGAGACTATTAAAGAATCTTATTTCCCTAAAACAAAATCAGAAGTAATAGAAGAAAATTCTGTTGATTCTGTGGCGGCGAATGAACCTGCTGTTGAAGCAAGTTCGGATGCTATGGCTGCATATACAGCCGCAATATCTAAGAACCTTAAGGCTATCAATAGATAGAATTAATGTTTTTAACAATTAGTAAATATAGGAGAGATAAAAATGTATCTTACTGAAAACTTACAGGAAAAGTGGCAGCCAGTCCTAGAACATCCAGATTTGCCAAAAATCGAAGATGCTTATAAAAGAGCTGTAACTACTGTGATTTTAGA